TTATATCTGTTGGTGCATTCACTATTACACAGAGTGAGAATAAGGCATACTCTACAACCGCATCTATCCGTATCTTCGCCCAGCGCCAACAATGGCAACGTTGGAATGATTCAACTAATGAGATGGAGAAGACAGTACAGTCCACCTCTATTAACAACGACTTGAAGGATAGCATTGGTGGCTTTAACCTTGGCAGACCGTCTGGTTATATTGAAGACTTTAATGCACTACCAGAGTCTACAAAGGCTATCATCCGTAGCGTTAAGCGTGTGACTGTCTACTACGGTACAGTAACTCTTAATAACCCAGTCGATGAAAAGGGTGAACCACTAGATGCATCTAACTACAAAGACATTCCCTTTGTAATGGATGTTAAGAACCGTGACTCCTTGAAAAACATTAACGCTGCTCTTAACAAGCTTAAAAAGCAATCGCTACTTCCTATCATGGCAAATATTAATCTTACCAGTGTCGAAGGTGTACTCCCTACTGGAAATAAGTATGCTACGATTGAGGCATCTGTAGGTCAGAAGCTAGACATTCAAGATAGTGATAACGATATGCTTAAGGATTTCCTAGAGCTTATTGAGTACAGCAATGGTAAGATCTTGGACTTGCACAATCAGCGCAATGATAAGAGCCTTACCAGAGAGGATGCTGCAATAGTGGACGACATCCTTAACAACGACTTTATTGAAGTGGACTAAATATGAATCATCATGCAGAATTAGCTGTCTTCAATTTCTTGCAGAAAGCTATGGCAGGTGAGACTACTATGGACAAGGAGGTGGCTGATAAAGTCGCCTCCGATGTTCGGGATGCTTTGTACAAGCAGTTTGATAGTGGTCCACGTGACGAGTTTCGCTTACGTATGTCTAACATTGGTAAGCCTAAGTGTCAGCTGTGGTTTGAAAAGAATGACCCAGAAGATAGGACACCCTTCCCTCCACACTTCCTAATAAATATGATCCTTGGCGATATTGTTGAAGCAGTATTTAAAGGATTACTACGTGCAGCAGGTATTAACTTTAAAGATAACGACAAGGTAGTACTCAAGTTACCAAACGGTCAAGAGATCAAAGGTGAGTACGACATGGAGTTAGACGGTAAGATCGACGACGTTAAGTCAGCTTCACCCTGGTCTTATCAGAATAAGTTTGCGTCCTTTGACACACTAGCACAAGGGGACAGTTTCGGCTACGTCTCACAGCTAGTTGGTTATGCAGAAGGTGCAGGTAAAGAAGTAGGCGGTTGGTGGGTAATCAACAAAGCTAACGGAGAGTTTAAGTACGTAGACGCATCAGGAGTAGACAAAGCTTCTGTGCTACAAGAGATCCAAAACCTTGTTGACTATATCGAAAATGACGAACCCTTCGAGCGTTGCTTTGAGCCAGTGCCAGAGACGTATTACAAAAAACCTACAGGTAATATAATCTTGCCTACTGGATGTAAGTTTTGTAGTTACAAACACAAGTGTCACCCGACACTACAAAGCTTGCCTTCACGCGCATCTAAAGCAATAAACCCACCAGAAGTGGATTATGTATTTATTGGAGATGAAAATGCCTAAACTAACAATCGACAACAAAGACTATTACACAGACGACTTCAGTAAAGAGCAGATGTCTGCGTATAATGAGATGACATCAGCACGTTCAGAGATGCAGCGTATGGATTACTTGATGCGTCTATTAGATGAACGTACTAAGGCTCTTGCAAGCTTTATTATTACGGAAGCAAATAAACAAGAAGAACCAGATGAAACGAAAACATCTGAGTAAAACATATCGTAGTGGCCTCGAAGAAGAGGCTGCTGCATACCTAAAGTCTAGGCAGAAGAAGGTAGAGTACGAAAAGCTAAAGATCGAATGGGAAGATTTAAAGTATCGTACATACACCCCCGACTTTGAATTAGACAACGGTATCATCATAGAAACGAAGGGCATCTTTTCTGCAGCAGATAGGCGTAAGCATATTGAAATACAGAAACAGCACCCTACATTAGATATACGCTTTGTATTTAGTAACGCTAATGCCAAGCTATATAAGGGTGCTACATCTCGTTACTGCGATTGGTGTGATCAGAAGGGGTTTAAGTGGGCGCACCGTGTAATACCAGAAGAATGGCTACTAGAGAGTGGTAGTCGAATGAAAGATCAACGAGTAAAGGTTAAACGTAGATGAAAAAAGGTTATACACTAAGCACAGACGAGGTAGCCATTGTCATTAGACCTAAATATATTAAGGACAACACTGTTGGTGTAGATGTAGGTCTTGTGATTGGTAAGGATGTAGGTAAGGATGTAGCGATTGGACATGTTGCTGTAGTGTCTGCAATAAATATGGCTGCATCCATAGCTTATTTAGATGCATACCCAGACTTTGAGGAAGAACTCTCATACTTTCGTGAGGAAATACTAAAAGAGATGTATCCAGACTTCTATGCAGAAGCTTTAGCAGAAGTAGAGCAGAAAGAAGGTTATTCCAAAGAGGGTAACGTCATCAAGTTAAACGTATGGACAAAGACAGAGGGGAACGCATGACAGACGCGGTAAATAACCCAGTACACTATAATCATGGAAACATAGAGTGTATTGACGCTATTGAGGCTATGACAGAGAATATGTCTGGTTCTATTGCACCACATGCAGCCAATGTACTAAAGTATATGTGGCGGTGTGAATACAAGAACGGTCTAGAGGATATTGATAAAGCTATCTGGTATCTAAACAGGCTGCGTAAACGATGGGTGGAAACGCATAAATGAAGAAGTTTTATGTATCATTTCTAATTACTGTCGATGATGACAACAATATATTATCTTCTTATGACAGCAATCATGAAGAGGATATATATGATCTGATTACTAATGTTATGTATGACGTAGACGACATCGAAATAGAAAACTTAAACGTTAAGGAACGATAATGATTAGCAGTAAAGACTTGGAGAGCTTTGGATACTACGAGATGTTTCCAGAGTATGAGGGTAAGGACTGGACGGAGATCTACTCAGATTGGGTAGAGAAAAAGATCCTAACAAGTGGGAATGACCGTCTCTATGAAAATACACTTGGCCTTGTAGGTGAGGCAGGTGAAGTGGCAGAGAAGATGAAGAAGCTTGTACGTGACAGCAGCCGCTTTACAAATGAAGAGATTATGAAAGAACTAGGAGACGTTGTGTTCTACGCTACAGCCCTAGCAAACATTTACGGTAAAGGTCTACGTGAAGTAATTGACCTTAATATGAAGAAACTAGATGATCGCCAGAAACGTGGCAAACTACAAGGAAGCGGGGACAACCGATGAGCAACTATCTACCAACAGACTACCAAGCATTTATTCACACATCACGTTATGCACGATGGCTAGAGGACGAAGGGAGGCGAGAAAGCTGGAGCGAAACAGTATCACGTTACATGGATAACTTGGTTCATGATAAGGTTGATGCAGAAACAGCTGATGCTATTGAGACTGCTATTCTCAACCTAGAGGTTATGCCTTCTATGCGAGCTATGATGACAGCTGGCCCAGCACTTGAGCGTGACAACACTGCAGGGTATAACTGTTCTTATCTACCTGTAGATGACCCCAAGAGTTTCGACGAGGCCATGTTCATTCTGTTGTGTGGTACTGGTGTTGGCTTCTCTGTTGAACGTCAGTTCGTGACTAAGCTGCCAGAAGTACCACAACTGTTCCAGAGTGATACCACAATCGTCGTGAAGGACAGCAAAGAAGGTTGGGCTAAAGCTCTGCGTCAAGTGATCGCACTCCTCTATAGTGGTGAGATCCCTAAGTGGGACGTTAGCAAAGTTCGTCCTGCAGGTGCAAGACTAAAGACGTTTGGTGGACGTGCCTCTGGTCCTGCCCCTCTGGTGGACTTGTTTAACTTTGTTGTATCTAAGTTCAAAGAAGCACAGGGACGTAAGCTATCTTCTATCGAGGCACATGACATCATGTGTAAGATCGGTGAGGTTGTAGTAGTTGGTGGTGTACGTCGATCAGCTATGATCTCTTTGTCTAACCTGAGTGATGACCGTATGCGTCATGCTAAGTCAGGTGAATGGTGGGATGAACCCAATAAGAACATCTACCGTTTTGGTTACCGTGCTCTAGCTAATAACTCTGTAGCTTACACGGAAAAGCCTGATGCTGTTTCATTCATGCGTGAGTGGATGGCATTGGTTGAGTCTGGGTCAGGTGAACGTGGTATCTTTAACCGCCAAGCCAGTAAGAAACAGGCTGCAAAGAATGGGCGACGTGATACAGACTACGAGTTCGGCACTAACCCTTGCTCAGAAATCATCCTACGTCCATATCAGTTCTGTAACCTGACAGAGTGTGTAGTACGTGCTACAGATACCCTAGAAGATTTAGAACGTAAGGTTCGTCTTGCTACAATCTTAGGGACTATTCAGTCTACGTATACTAAGTTCCCTTACCTTCGTAAGATCTGGCAGAAGAACACAGAAGAAGAACGTCTGTTGGGTGTAAGCCTTACAGGTATTATGGACAACCCTCTCATGACCACAAAGAACCAAGGTCTAGAGAAAACATTGGAGCACTTAAAGAATGTTGCTATTAGTACTAATGCTGAATGGAGCCAGCACCTTGGTATCCCTGTTGCTGCTGCTATCACTTGTGTCAAACCTAGTGGCACTGTCTCCCAACTTGTTGATTCTGCTAGTGGGATACATGCTCGTCACAGCCCTTATTACATTCGTACTGTCCGTGGTGACAACAAAGACCCACTGACACAGTTCATGAAGGATCAGGGTATTCCATCTGAGCCATGTTTCAGGAAACCAAATACAACTACAGTCTTCTCATTCCCTATGAAGTCTCCTGATAATGCTGTAGTAACTGAAGACCTGTCAGCCATTGATCAGCTAAAGATGTGGTTAGCATATCAACGTCACTGGTGTGAACACAAACCATCTGTGACTATCAACGTCAAGTCTAATGAGTGGTTCGAGGTAGGTGCATTTGTGTATGAACACTTTGATGAGATGTCAGGTGTATCTTTCTTGCCCTACAATGAGCATACATATCAGCAAGCACCTTACCAAGAGTGTAGCAAGTCAGATTATGAAACCTTGTTAGCTGTTATGCCAAAAGCTATTGACTGGGCTAAGCTAAAGGAGTATGAAGTAGAGGACAATACTTCTGGTAGTCAAACACTAGCTTGCTCTGGTGACTCATGCGAAATCGTAGACCTAACGTAGGGTCTGTTCCATCACCCTGCGTAAAGACCTGTAGAATAGAGAACGGGTACTGCGCAGGGTGTAAGCGAACACTTGACGAGATACGTAATTGGATGGTAATGTCTGAGTACGAACAACAGAAACTCTTACACGAATTAAAATGGAGGCAAGATGTCCAAAGTTAAAACAGGGATTGGATCAGCTATTGGCCCAGTAGCAAAACACAAGAAGACAGCACAGGGTCAGACTAAGCGTAGCATCAAGATGTCTAGTATGAATAAGTCTAAGAAGCGTTCATTCAAACACAGTAGAGGCCAAGGTTAGGCATGTGGGTAATTGTTACTAGAAACCAGTGTAATTTCTGTGATGACGCTAAAGCTCTTCTGAAAGGGTACGGACATTCTTTTGTGACGTATAACGTTCAAGAGCCTAGCAGTAAGTGGGTACTTAATTTAATTAAGCAAGCAGGTTACACTACAGTGCCACAGGTGTTTGATCCAGATGGCAAGCATATCGGTGGATACACAGAACTAAAGGAGCATCTCAATGGTAGCAGCGTTAAAGTATAAATCCTCTTTTAATGAAGGTAATCAAACTGAGCAGGAGTTTATCGAACTAAGAGGAGAGAACTTTGTTCGTCGTGCCACACGATCAGAAGATATGACGCAGCACTGGGATGTCTTAGATAAAGTATTTGGTCATGTAGATGTTAAAGCACCTAAACGTAAGTATCGTGGTGGACCTATAGACTATTCTATTCACTGGTGGGAATTTAAGAATGTTACTGGGCGTATTGGATGGGGTTCACCTAATGGTATAGAACGCTTTATTGCATTCCGTCTGGAGGACAGGTTTATACTTGTAAATCCAGATAAGGTTAATCCTCTCTTATTGGAGAAATGTAAAAGTCATTACAGGGGTTTGTGGGGCTTAAATACTAGACCAAATAGAGAAGATCTAGCTGCTATGATCCCTGTAGACTTCCTTATTAAACATGCTGATCACGTGGTAGAAATCAATGGATAACTTCCCAACAAAACCTACACGCACACGCCGAGTAACAAAGTACAAGGGTGCTGAGAATAAAAAGACATCAGGCTTCACCCCACGTACAGACAATCAGCGTGACCTGTGGGACTATATGAAGACGCATGACCAAGTGTTCATCTTAGGTCCAGCAGGTACAGGTAAAACATATGTTGCAGCTACATTCGCAGCAGACTTATACACACTAAAGGAAATCGATAAGATCGTTATCACACGCCCCCACGTAGCAGTAGGGAAAGATATTGGGTACTTACCAGGTACTCTAGAAGAGAAAACGTATCCCTGGGCGCTACCTGTACTAGATGTTTTAACGAAGCATTTA